CAGCCCGTGCGCGGCCCGGCATCCACCCGGCTCACGTGTCACTTACTCGGCAATCTGGCCGCCGTTGGTCATGAACGCGGCGCGCCCCTTGGGGTCCATTGCGTCGAATTCGGTCTTGGGCAGCACCTTCGTTTGGCTGCCGCCGTGCCCGCGAGCGCCAGGCTCCTTGCCGGTGCCCTGGTGGCCCGTTCCCTTCAGGATGTGCTCCTTGAACGGGTAGGACTCGACCAGTGTCTCGACAACTTCATCGAATGACGCTGCTTCGCCAGGGCGGGCCTTGGAATAGAGCTTCTGCCCGTTGGCATCGATGCCGAATACAAGCCCGTTCTCGACCTTCAGCCGATCACCGAACATAGTGCGGACAAGATCGACGCCGGCCGGGGTCAGCTTTTCAGATGCGAACTTGGACTGGCTGAAGCCGGCGCCGATGACGGCCTTCTGCAACTGAGTGGAAAGATCGCTGTTGGTCTTCTTGAGGGTCGCGAGTTCATCGGTGAATGGCTCCACCGCCGCTTTGATCGCCGCATCCATGTCGCCGGATTCAACCAGCTTCTTGGCGTCAATCTTGGAAAGCTTTTCGATGGCGTCGCGAGCCTTGCCCGCATCAAGCCCGTCGAACGACTTCAGGGCCGCTTCTGCCGCTTCCTTAGCCTCGCGGTGCCCCTTCGCCTCGCCGTTAAGGCGGGAGATAGTCTGCACCGTCTGCGGGGCGTCGAACGCAATATCCTTGCCATCCTGCACATAGAGGGGCTTGCCGTCGCTGACTTCGGCATAAGTCTTGCCGTCGATGGTCACGGTTTTAAGCTGCATTGGTGGTCTCTCCGGGCATCCGCCCTGTGCTGTGGCGCATCCGCGCCGTACACCCCTGGCATCCGCCTTAGGGGCTAATCCGCTTTAGGTCAGGCCTGTTGCTGGGTGGTTTCGCCCCCAGTTCCCTGGTCGGCGTCCATCTCCCCGCCCGGATCAAATGGCGGGTTCTCGCTAAGCAGGCGCTTAGCTTCCTCAGAACGGTCGAACTGCGGGCCAAGCACACCACGGCGCTGCATCTCGGCCCAGAACGTTTCCTGGCTGATCTGCGCTTCCTTGCGCGCGTCGTGCAGCACGCGGACTTCCTCTGCGCCGTAAAGGCCGACCGCAAAATCGGTATGCACGGAGACTTCGGGAGCCGTGTCTGGGCTATCGCCCATCCACATCGCTGTGAAAACGAAGGCTTGTTCAAGAGCGTCCTTAAAAGACAGCGCCCACGCCTGAAGTGTGCTGTGCGCCTTTGCTGCTTCAATCCCTGAGGCGGTTGCAGTGACGCTGCCGGTACGCGGAAGCATCGGCTGCATAGCAAGGCGCCGCAGATCGGAAATAATCTCGGCGATGTCCTCTCGGATTTCCTTGAGGTTGGCGGCTGCCGGCTGAATGTAGGCCCAACTGGTTGGGATACCCTCGGCGCCCGGCGCATAGAGTACCCGTCCGGGGCCGGTTTCGATGGCGCTACCATCCCCCGGCGCGGCCATTCCGTTTGCGGTCAGCATCGGAGAGCCGGCAACGGTGAAAATCTGTTCCTTATTTGAGCCCGCCCGGTAAAGCTCGACCTGCATCACAGCGAGATCAAGAAGCGGCGGGAGCACGTACTGATCGCCCTTGCGCTCATTCGTGCAGAAAAACACAAAAGGCACTTCCTGAAGGCTCATTAAACCTTCGTCTTCAAGCACCCATTCGGGCCTGTCTTGACCGACCTTCTTCTCTTCCCGCCACACGCGATAGGCGCCCGGCGTGATCTCCCGGATTTTCGGGACGCGCTTCTCTTCGAAGCCATCAACCTCGACGCCCGCCTCCCGAATACGCAGGTAGCTGACAACGCGGCGCCCGCCCCTCTGCTCGGTCCGCAGCGCAAGGATGTCGTCGGCTGTGATGCTGACCCAATAGGGCCGGATGCCGCCCGCGCGTTCCTCTGCTTGGGTGCGCCCTGCGGGCGCAGGCGGGTAGTCAACGAGGATGCCATGCGCACCCATCGCCACGCCGCCGTCGAAAACCTCTTTGGCGAAAACATGCAGGTTGCTGCCCTGCCCATCGATGTCTTCTGCCAGCGCCAACATAGCAGGCGAGGTGTTGCCGATGATCGCGACATCCTTAGCGAACGGCTTGGACGACAATGAGCGAAGCGCGTCTTCGAACTCAGGCCGCCATGGTGCGGATGCCTTCCGGCGAATATACTCGCCATCGCTTTCGGCGGGGAAGCGGGGAAGATAGGTCTGCCCGCCGTCCTTGATTGCATTTGCGCCCGCGCGAATGGTTCGGATCATCCTCCAATCATTGGCGAGCGCTTCATGTGCCAGCGATGGGGTGCTCGGGTCCTGACTTTTATCCATATCAGTTCCTGCGAGTCCCGCCGGTTGCTGCGACAGGGGCCTCCCTTGCCAGCATCAGTTCAGTTAGAGCCCACACCAAGGCATCCGCTCGGTCGGGCGAACCCTCCCCCGCGTAACCATCGGGCGCCATCATGCACATCTGATCTTCCAGAGCGGGGAAAGAGCCCACGTGACTAACCCTGCCCTGCTCATAGAGGGCGGCAACAGGCTCAGCTCGCGCCACCTTGCCCCGGCTTGCCGTGACTTCTTTGTATGCCACCTTGCCGTCTACCGTCCTGATGACGTGCTGAACCATGGCGCCGCCGAAATTCCGTTCCGCCACCAGCAAGTTTGCATCCAGGCGTCGATAAAGAGCGACTGCACGCCTGCCCCACCCATCCGGGGACAACTTGCATGTATCGTCTGCGAGGATGTAGCACCGCCCATCCACGCCCTTGCCAGCTGCGACGATCCCCACGTCGTCACCGTCGTCACCCTTGCCGCTTGTGCCGGAAGGATCGACAGCCACAACGATGCGCGTCATCTCCGGCGCGGCGCTTACGCGAAACTTATCCAGACCATCCCGCGACCATAGAGCCCCGGGGAGGTCGTCTAGTATCTCCGCTTCCAACTCCTGCCGCCCAAGACGCGTGCCGGCATAGCGATCTGTGATCGACTTGACGAAGGCCGGCGCCAGGTTGGCGCTATTGTCCCGCGTTGCCCCTCTGGTGATGACCGTTGACGCCGCCGCCATAATCTCCCGCAAGACGGGGATAGGCCGGGGCGTGGTCGTCACGATCTGCCTTGGTAGCTTACCGAGGCGCAACCCGAACTGGAGCATGTCCCATGTTTCACGGGCATAAGCCCATTTTGCCAACTCGTCGCACCAAGCCGCGTCAAATTGCGGCCCGCGCAATTGGTCCGGTTCCGTTGCGTTGAACAGCGTCGCGACGCCCCCATTGGGCCATGTCAGCCTTCGCTTTGACGGCTCATAGAGCGGCCGAAACTCAGGCGGGTGGACGCTAAGGATTCCGCTATCGCCTTCCACCATCACGTCGCGCGCATCGGCCGCTGTCTCGGCTATCAGGGCGATCCGCCCATAAGCACCGCGGGCAAGAGGTGTTGATCCGCACATGATTGAGCGGACCCACTCCGCTCCGGCCCGTGTCTTCCCGAACCCGCGCCCGGCGTTGATGATCCATGTGAGCCAATCGCCCGGAGGGGCTACCTGTTCAGGCCGGCCCCAGAACTGCCAATCCCACGCGAGCGCGTTAAACTGCGCCTCGCTCAGCCCATCAAGAGCTTTCGCCCTGTCTACTTCTGGCAGTGAGGCGAGCAATTCGGCTTGTGACAGCTCACGGGCGCTCACTTCCTCGACCTCGATCGGGCCACCGTCCTTGCCCGTGTGCTCAACCCGCTCTTTGAACAAGCCTAGATGCTTCCCTAGGCTCACCAAGGCCGCCTGTTTGTCGTAGAGCTTGATGCGCAGGGTTCCCTCCTTCGATTGAGAGACTTCCGCAATCGCGGCTGCGGTGCTGTCGTCAATCTGGGCGCTATCGACTATCTCAACCTCATTGAAGCTGCGCATCTGTTCAGCGCCGGCGTCTGGATCTTCGCCGACCGCAGTCGCATTCGAGCGCCACTTCACCAGCTTTCGGATATCTGAGAACCCGATTTTAGATAGCTCTTCCATCACACGCTGCGCTGTGACCCCGGTTTGCCGGCTGCGGCTTTCCATCGCCTCCTGGACGGCTGCAAACACCAGAGGTTTCACCTTACCATTGCTTACCCATTGGTATGCCTTGGATGCCGCTACTGATGCGCTGTAGCCAGCAGAAATTGCCGCCTCTTTGGGGTCGAGGTGAACGAGGTATTCCTCGACAAATCTCTTCTCGCGGGCATCAAGACGAGTGGTGCGCGGCGTGGCACGGCCGGCAGAGCGTTTTGCCATTAGATTCAACCACCCTCAGCCACGGGGCATCCACCCAACGCACAATGTGGTGGGCCTCAAGATTTGACGATGACCCGCAACAAGTGCAGCGGTGGCCGTCTCTTGATAAGACAGCATTGCGCCACGCTCTCGCCGAGGCCCCCTCCCTTTCCGCGACCATCCCCAGCAAGGCCGGTGTGGCCAGTTGCCGCCACTCCGGGATAAAGCAGTCAAGAAGTGTGGCGCAAGCCGAACGGGAAACCGCAGCAGAAGATGGGTCCGCGACGACGAGAAGGCAAAGCGCGACGAATGGCGCCCCGTATTTTTCCATTATCAGGTCTAACTCAGAATGCGAAACCGCAAGTGCCCCGCATGGAGCTATAAGGCCCGCACGTACCGCCAATTCCCTGAGTGCCGCAAGTTTCTCCGAGCGTTGAGCCTCCCAATCCGTTCTCGGCTTTTCGCTCACTTGCGTCTCAGCATTTCCCGAACCCTTGCGGCTTCGTCTTTTGCCTTCTCCACAAGGTGAGCCCCTGCGGCGCGCAGGCTGGTGGCGGCGCTCTTCATATTCCCGGACACGACTGAACCGGCTGCGGCCTTCACCGCCGCTCTTGCACCCCCGCAGTGGTGGCAGGCCATCAGTTCAGCACCCCAATGACCTGAACGTCATCAGCGTCATCAGCGTCGCCCTCTTCGAACATCTCCGGGGCGATCTCCTGCGCTTGATCCACAAGCCAGATGGCGAACGCCCGCGCGTCCATGTCCAACACCGACTTGGCGCCTAGGAGCATTTGCAGTGCTACGATCTTGCGCTCAAGCATGGGGCTACTCGCCTAGGGTGCCGATGTGATGGGGCGGAATGTCTTCGTCACGGCTGGCCTCTGTGGG